CCTGGCGCTGGGCGGTATCGATGCCGAACTCGCGCATCGCGGCGTTCAGCGGCCCCAGAAAAGACGATGCCCGCATCGAGGCGGGCATGATCTGGCGCAGCTGGTCTATCGTGAGGTCCATGGGATGCGTCCTTTCAAACGGTCGCGCGTGGCGACATACAGCCAAGGAACAGCGTAGAGGCCGGCAAAGCCGACGTTCAGCACCACATAGGCCAGCGCTGGCGCCATGAGGTGGCCAAACAGCGGGCCCAGCAGGATGCCGCTCTCGCCGGCCGCCACCAGTGAGATGAAAAGCCGGTCCAGATGGTGCTCTGCGCCGGCGGTCATCTCATTGAGAGCGCACACGGCGCGCGCCAGCACCAGGCCAGCGGCGATGAGATTGATGATCAGCAGATAGTGGTTTGTCATTGGGGTGCTCCCGGTTGCGGATTACCCCCTCCAAATCGACTTTGCAGCTGCTGCAGGGCCAGCGGCACCAAGGTCTGCGAGCACACCCCGATGGCAAAGGCGCTGAAGAAGCGCATCTGTTCTGGAATCTTGGCGGTCCATTCGAAATAGGACGACTGTGCCGCCCAGGCCACGGCCACCGGGCCGCCGTAGGCCGCTACCAACGCACTGGTGATCAGCGTGATGGCCATGCGCAGCAGCGGCGTCTGCCGCGAGAAGGACAGCGCCACGCACCCCCCGAAGATCCCGGCCAGCAGGAGGTCATACTGCAGCCCAAGAAACGATCCGGTCAGCGTGACCGTGCCCACAGCGACGGCGTACCCCGTCGCCGCGCTGGTTGTTGGTTCTGGCATTGAGCCCCCAAATGAAAAAGCCCGCGCTGGGCGGGCAACAAATCGCAATCGGACTTTTCTTTAGATACTGTCGTCCCAGCCCATGCAGAAAACACCGCCGTTAGCAGTGTTGGACGCGTAGTAAATATTCGCGCTTTCCAGCATAAAGTCCGCCTGCACCGTGGGGATATTTCCAGAGCCACTGGACATGACATTGATCGGCGGCGGATTTGTCGTGCTCGTGGTTCCACCGTACTGGTTGTTGGGCGCTGCAATCACGTTGCCGTTGGTCTGCGCGTAGCCGGTCACGATCAACTTGATAGCGCTCGCCGTTGGAGGAACGAAAGCACCAACGCCCACAGCAGCCCATGTCGGCGTAGTGATGTTGCCGGCCACGCCATTGATCATGATCGGCGATGCCGTCAGGTTCGACGTGGAAGACGGAACGTACTGAACTCGCCGGCCAATCTGCTTGAATGACAGCGGATATTTGTTCGTCGCATCGGTGCGGAATGCGCCGATACGCGCCCATTTGGTGTAGCCGGGGGCATTCGTGAGCGAAGGGCCGGTGAAGCTGAGGGAGTAAATCGCGCTCTTCGTCCCGTCCGGCTTGCTGATGGCGTAAGCGGCATACCAGGTGTTTCCGGCTGCTGTGCCAGTATCAATGCCTCCGGGCCCTGCTGCGGCCGAGGTGCTTACCGAAACGCTCCAGTTGCGGAGCGTCTGGGTATTGCCAGCACCATCGCTCGTGACCAACTCGTCAATCGTATAAGCGGCGGCAGCAGAGATGCCAGTTGCGCTACCCACCAGATTTCGGAAGGCTCCCTGCAATGGCGTTCCAACTGCTCCAATCTGCGCGTAGCGTGCATCGCCGGTGGCCTGGCTGATCTTGTCGCCAAGACGCTCGGTGATAGCGGGCGCGCCGGAATAGGCCGTGATGTTGCCGGAGGTGATCGTGCTCTGGCCATTGGCGATGGTTACCACCGCAATGCCGACATAGCCGGAATCAGGCGACGGAGTGACCTGGCTGCCGGTAGTGGCCGAGATGCCAGGCTTGGCGTTCAGCACGACCGAACCCTGGCGGAAAGTATTGCTGGTCTGGCCGGTGTTATTCGGACCGTTGTAGGGAACCGTGGGGTTGGCGTCGTTGTAGAACGGCAGCACCACGGGAGAACTACCGTTGGTCGGGTCGACGCTGATATCGGTTTCTTGGAACGTGGCCTGGATCAGGTAGTTGATCGACTGGCCGGCCACGCTGGGCGCGGCGATGTTCAGGAGAGTGGCATCAAGGCTGATGCCTTGCTTCACAATCTGGTGCGTGGTGTCGGCGGCCAAAGTGCCGCAGGCAGTTGCCTCCAGGGCGGCCAGCATGTAGATCTCGCCAGGGGCTACGCTGACCTGCAGCGATGCGGGCGAGGTCGGGCTAACGGCCAGTCCATTGAACTGCGTGGTGGTACCCAGGACTGCGGCGCTCAGCTTTCCCAGCGCAACCATATTGTCCTGTGCTGGGCGAGTGAACAGCCATTCGAGGATAGATTGTCCGATGTAGGTAATGGGGCGGCGCATTGGCTCTCCAAAAGAAAAAGGCCGCTCTATGGCGGCCCGAAGGGTGTTTGGTGCTACTTGGATGGTTACTTGATCGCGGTCCACATGATCGTGCCCACCGGCTTCACGGCGCTGATCGCTTCGTAAATGTCCTGATCAGTAGCAGACCTCGCGATCAAGCTCAATGAACCGGTGTAGGATGTGGCCAGAGGCTTATTCAAGGCGGAGATCTTCGGAGCGTTGCAGAATGCAGCACCTGCCGCCGTTCCTACTGCCGCAGGCCGATAGGCCGTGATCATCGCGGTGTAGGGGACCGCAATCGATCCCATGCGGGCCACGCCGCAGTAGCCTTTCGAGTGCGGCGAATTCAGCGCGCCGGTATCCAGCGGGCGGTTCGGCTCAAAAATGTCCGGCGTGTTGCCGGTGATCTCCTCCAGCACCTTGACCATCGCCGACCGCGTCCCGCGCTCGCGGAACAGGTTGATGATGATGCGGTTTCGGAATGAGCTGTCGCCCTGCCCCAGCTTGCGCAGTAGCGTGTTGCCGAAGAAGTCGGCCGCGATCATGTCCAGCCACCCATCGGTGGCCCACTTGATGCGCGTCTGCAGCTTGGCATACGCCCACAGCGTATAGACGAAGTTCAGCGCATAGGCCGCGCCCCAAAGCAGGCCGTCAAGGATTGGCGTATCGCCGGTGAACCAGCCGTTCGGCAGCAGGTCCTTCAGCCGCTTGAAAACGTCGTTTTGATCGCCAGTTGCCATCATGCCACCGAGATAGTCCCGGCTTTCGCCGTCTGCTTGGCCGAAATGGCCAGGTCCGAAGTGCCGCCGTTCAGCAGCACATTGCTCACAGCTGTCACGCCGGAAACTCCATATGCAACGTTTGCGAGCTTGGTGTAGATGAGCGAGTTGCCCAAGCCCAGCGTGTTGATATAGGTCTGCAGCGCGGCGGTGACCAGTGCCACGACATCGGCGTGAATATAGCCGGTGGCCGTGGTGATGGCCATGGAAACGTCGGCAGTCTGCTGGACTGGACCGAAGATGCCGTAGGTGACAGAAAGTGGCCGCGTGGCCTCGACCGCATTGCCGGCGCTGGCCAGGAAAGTGCTGCCGGGATTGCCGCTACCATCATCCACCACCGCATAGAAGTAGCCGGGCTGGCTGGTGCCGTTGTATGCCTGGTTTTCCACGATCACCGCGCTGACGTTCTGCTGCAGCGACAGGAGCGCGTAGAGCACCGCCGCCTTGGTGGCCTTGGAAAGGCTGTTGATGTACTGGATGAACCGCGCGCGGAAGTCCGCATCCAGCTCGGCATCTTCGCCATTGGTCAGCCCGGCGGCGTTCGTCACCGTGTCGATGCCGGTGATGGCCTGGGCGATGGTATTGATGGTGCCGGCCGTGACGTTCCCGGCTACGCCGGCGGTCACCGCCTGAATCGGCACCGTCACAGAGCTGATGCCATTGGCTAGCACATAGCCTCCCTGGCTGGCGTCATAGGCTGAATTGGTCGTGTCGGCCGTCACGGAGTACTGCTGCGTGCCGTCGCCGGTCTGAATCAGCGCGCCCACCGGCACCAGTGCAGTGCCCGATGCAGTGAAACGCGAGAACGTGGCCGAGCCGGTCGCCGCCACGGCCGCCAGGCGCGTGAAGTTGTAATCGGCCATCCAGGTATCCAGATCGCTGCCGCTGGCCGTTGACGCCCTGGTGGTGATCAGGAGCGCAAGAACGAGGCCTTGTAGCCACAGCGCCACCGATGCGACGGATTCCACCGCCGCACGCAACGTGGAGCCCACAGTCAGGTCCACCAGCGCCGTGGCCTTGCCTTGGATGGACGCCACCTGTTCCTGCACCAGCGTCACGAAGTCTTTGCTTGATAGGCTCATTTGTTCACATCAAAGGCGAGAAATACGGGTTTCTTGGTCTGGGCGTCGTTGTAGCGGATCGAAACGCTAACGCCACCGGTGATTGCCACAACATCAATTTGCGGCGCAGGCGAGCGGGCAACGGCCGATTCGCGCAGGATCTGGCCGCGGATCAGCGCCCGGATCTTCGAGACGTCGACCACCTCGCCGACTTGGCGCGGCAGGCCGGCGCCATAGTCGAGATGGAACAGGTAATCGCCCGGCAAATCCGGTGCGCCGTTCTGGCCAGGGCCCGAGGGGTTCGTCAGCAAGCGCCGCAGGACGCGCTGCTGCCCGAGCTCCGTGCCGTCCACGCCCAGCAGGTCGCCGGAAGCGGACGCCGACAGGTCGCCGCTCCAGTAGTGATACAGGTCGGACATCAGGAAGCCTTTACTGTGCTTGTCATGTGGGAGCCATCGGCCTGCTGCAATGGCGCATCCGTCTGCACGCCGCTGCCGTTGCTCTTGTGCGTGTGCCCGTTGAACAGGGAAGCGAAGGCAGACGTGAGAATCGACTTGAGCGCTGCGCCGGCGGCGCCGAGATTGATGACCGGCGCCGTCACGTTGGCCTGCCCGCCAGCCATCACATTCACGTTGCCGGTGGCCTGAATCATGATGGTTGGCGCGGACATATCAATTTCAGCTTGGCCGTTGATGTTCACCTTTCCATCGTTCGTGAACTTTTGATAACTTCCGCTCTTGTGCACCATCCAGAACTCGCCGGACGGCACTGCCATCGGCCGGTCCTGATCATCGAAGAAGCGGCTGCACACGAACCCGCTCTCGCTGCTGCCCTCTTCGAAATGGACGTCGACCTGGTCGCCAATCGAAGGCGCGAAGATGATGCCCCACCCGTTGCCCACGGCAGCGGCCGCCAGCGATAGCCAGCCGCTCTCATCGCCATTCGGCTGGATGAGAACCTTTACGCTGTACGTGCGGGGGTTGTAGCTGCTCACGATACCCTTGCGCGGCTTGGCCTCCGTGTTGCGCTCCATGGCCGCTTGCAGGCGCATTGCATTGGCCAGCGCACTCATGGCGCCACCACTGAATCAGGCGCATGGTTCTTGGCATGCAGGTTCATCGAATAGCCCTCATCAAACGACATGCGCCGCGTCACGCTGTCCGGGTAGTAGGTCTGGTCCCAGGCCGTGCCCGTGCCCATCACCTGCACCATGGTGTCGATGCCGAGGATGTTGTCGCCCGGGAGCACCGCGCTCAGCTTCATCTCATGCGCGATCAGTTCTGCATAGATGGTCTGCGCGCGCTGCAGCGCCTGCTCCTGCGTCAGGCCCGGGATGGTGTAGGTGTAAATCTGCGTCCCACCGAAAGGCTTGGCCTTCCCGGCTTGGGTCGTGCTGCCCTTGTTCGGATAGGTCGCGGTGAAGGATTTCTTCGCCTTCGAGTTGAACGAGCGCACCACCACCTGGATACCGCGCGAGACCGTCAGGCCGCGCGTGAAGCGAAGATCCATGAAATTGCCTTCCGGGAAGGCTTGATCCGCATCCGGCTCCTGCCACATCAGCACGTATGGGGTGGCTTTCGGATCCGGCTTCGGTCCGAAATACAGCGTCTTCCCGCGCACATAGACCGCGAAGCCTTCCAGGTGCGCCAAGTAGTTCAGGATGTCCCACTCGCTGCGCTGGTCGGTAAGGGTGACGTGGTCAATGTCGTAGTAGGTACCAACCAGCGTGCTGGTCGCGGTGACCTGTGGCGTCAGGCCGCGGCGCACGGCCAGGTCATTGGCGATCTGCGAAGCTGTCTTGTTCGGCCATTTCTCGGTGGTTTTGGCATCAATGAACTCCGATGTCAGATCACGCCCGATCAGATCAATGCGCCCGCGCACGATGTCGAACTCGACCTCATCCACCCGACCATAGAGCAAGCTGGTGAGCTCGCTGGCGCGGTAGTCATCTGGATTAGCCGGGAAGCCGGCGAAAATCTCCACGAAAGCCGTGGTCAGCTCGGAAAACCAGTTCGCGTTCCGCTCCGCCGGAAGCATGTTCTTCAGGAAGGTGATGCGGAAGGTGTCGGCCGCATAGAAGTTGTTGCTCTCCACCTCGAACGATACCCAGCCCTCGATCAGCAGGTCATTCAGCTTCACGGCGCCGCGCGGCTGCGTTGCCGCCGACAGCGCCGGGAGCGTATTCAGGCTAAGCATTCAGGACCCCATTGGGCGTTTGATTCAACGGCGGCACCACGATGGTATTCACGCCGGTAAGCTGCGGATCGGTGCGCCCGTTGGCCGCGGCCAGCGATGTCCAGCCCATCGGGTCGCCGTATTCATTGGCGGCCACGCGGTACAGGTTGCCGCCAGCCTGCGTCACCGTCTTGGTGCCGGAATTGATGCTGCCCAGGTTCTTGCCCATACGCCCGAGAGTGACGTCCATCTGCTGAAGGATAGGAATTTGGGTAGCGGCCGTGGCTTGGTTCAAAATCCGCCCAACATTCCTGGAGATCGGATTGTTTGGAAGGATGCCGCCCAGCGTTGTTACGCTGCGCAAAGTGTTGTTCACAGAGGCGAAAAGCACTTGTACCTGTGCGCGCACTGCATTAATCGGCTTCAGAATGCTGTTGATGGTGCTTGTGGCAGCCTTAGCAATGTCGCTTACCTTGCTAATTGCCGAATTCAGGCTCGACACCAGCGATGAAAGAGTCGGGTCTCCGATGGAGTCAGCCAGGCTAGTAATGCTTGCCGCATCCTTGCGCACGAGGTCATCAACACTCGGCGCCGCAATGGCCAGCACCGCCCCGCTCTTGTCCTCCACCACTTCCAGGGTGATCTGGTAAGGCAGCTGGTAGAAGCGCTCGAAATCCGCCCGGAATTCGCGGATTACAACCCGGTAGAAGAACTCATCCCAGATCAGGTCCAGGGCTTTTCCGGAATCCATCAGGGTCTTCACGTACCGGGCGCGGTCGCGTGCGGTGGCCCCGAAAAACAGGCCCGACCAGCTGATGGGCATCGGGTCTGCGCCCATGGCCTGCAGGTTGCGTTTCCCACCAACCAGCTTATGCACCACCAGGCGCTGCTCGCCGCCGAAAGGAATACGTTCAGGGATTTCCGTTCCTGAAAACTCAAAATCGCCAAGCTGGAGGATGGTGTCAGGCTTCATTGAAATTCCAGAAAATGAAACGGCCGCCCGAAAGCGGCCGCCATGGCGTCAAGCGCATTACTTCGCGTAATTCAAGCCCACCGGTGGCAACTGGCGATTGAAATCAAAGCTTGACCCGCCGGTGGGGCGCGCCATCTCCTTCGCCTGGTAAATCGAGACCGCGCTGGCCAGCTCGCGGCCGTCCAAGTTGATCTTCGTTTCCACCTGAAGCGGGCGCTGCGAGCCCGACGACGACAGATCGCGCTGGAAGAGGCCGACAGCCCCCTCACCAGCCTGGCTGCCAAAGCGATTGCCCAGGTATCCGCCGATCAGGGCTCCGGGAACCGCGCCGAAGCCCCCAAAGAGCGCGCCTACAGCGCCACCAAGCGCGGCACCGCCCATGCCTCCGGCAACACCGCCTGCCACGCCGCCATATCCACGTGCCTTCTGGGCTGCCGTCAGCTGGTCGTTCGTTGCGATCTGGTAGGCCCCGATTGCTCCATCGGCGATGGCGAACAAGCCGCCCATCTTCAGGCCGGCGAGAGCACCACCGCCGGCGCGTGCGGCAGCGCCTACAGCAGCGGCTGCGCCACCACCTCCTCCGCCAATACCGCCGCGCCCGGCAGCAAGCCCAAGTGCGCCAATGGCAAGGGTCAATGCCCGGATTCCTGCGGCAGCCATGGTGACCACGCCACCTATGGCCAGTGCCGCCGATAGAGCGATGAAGGCGCCGGCCAGCAGCTTGGCCTTGACCTGGTTGTCTCGAATCCACTCTGCCATCCCGCGCAGCATCGGAATCAGCGTTTGCAGCGACTTGATGACGCCAGGTAGCACCACCAGCCCGAGCTCGACCAACAGGCTTTGATACTTGGCCTGGTAGTCAGCGAACTGCGCATTCGGGTCCTTTTTGTACTGGTCAATGGTCTGCTGGGCGCCCATGGCATTCCGGGCCAAACCGGCGTCGCGCAGCAGTTGCACCACCTGAGTGGTCATGATGGACGCCTGCCCGGATGCGGTACGGTTCGATAGCAGATCGTTCACGATCTTGATGATCGTGCCGTTTTCCACGTCCTTTCCATACTTCGCCTGGATCGCCGGGATGACGAACTGACGCATCGCGGTGGCAGGGTCGGCCTGCAGCATCGCTGCGAAATCCTCGTTCAGGCGCAGGCGATTACGGGTCTGGGGCTTGCCACCGACCGTGCCGATGCTTTCCTGCTGGATGGTGGCTAGGCCCAGGGCCGAGATTTCCGCCATCGCGGTTTTGGTCGTGCGGCCGGCGATCAGGTTCTGATACATGGACATCATCGCGGTACCAGCGCGGGCGCCGCCCTGCTCTTGCAACAGGAGCGCCATGTTCAGCACGCCTTCGTCGGACAGACCGCGGAAGGCCGTCCCGGCTTGCTGAGAGAACTGATCCAGGTCGCGGAACTTCAGGAAGCCGCCAGAACCGGTGACCATACGCTGCGCCAGGTCCAGGTTGCGCATGAAGCTGGCTTCATCGTGCGTGCCACCGCGGCGGTCAATGAATTTCATGAGGGAGCGCGTCGCGCCCTCGTCAATGTGGTCAATCTTTCCGCTGAAAATGGCGCTGTTTGCCTTGTTCAGTGCGGCGAGCTGCGGCGCCAGCTTGCGTGCTACGTCAAAGTCGCCAAACAGGCCTACCGACTCGCTCAAGGTGTTCATCAGCTCTTTGGCCGATACCCCCATCACGTTGGCGCTGCGCGCGAACTGGTCAGCCTGGCGGTTGATCGTCTCGCCCAGGTTCATGGTTTTGAACTTGGTGAATGCCAGCTCATATTGGCGCGCGGCCTCCAGAGGCGCCTTGAACAGGCCCAGGCCAACTGCGCCAACCCCAGCCATCAAACCGCCGGCCAGCGCCATGTTTTTGATAGACTTGAGGCGCTGCTCCAGCTTCGCTGCGTCGGCCTCGGTGCGCAGGAAGTCCTTTGACAGTGCTGCCAGCCCAAAGCTGGCGGCGTTGATCACAGAGATCTTGACGCCAATCTTGTAGGCTTCAAACACGCGAATTCCTTAAAAATTGCCAGACAGGACTGCCATGGCTCGAAAATTACCGCTGCGTCACCGGGTCCAGGAATATCTGGCCGACAGGCTTTCTTTTGTGCAATACCCCAATGTCCGCGCGCGCGACGATTCTGGGAAACTCGAGTTCCCATATCGGTTTGCAAATCGGATGCCTTGGCACCTACGCATCGCGCTTGCCGCTGTAGGACTGTTCACCGCCGTTTTCTTTACCGCAATCGCGCTTCTCGGCGTCTATATGCTGAAGGCCTTCATTGTCGGCATGGCCGGCAGTTAAACGTCATGGTCGTAGCCCAGGTTACCCGGGATCGCGCCACCCCCCAATAGGCCGCGCACGACAGCTGTGCCCATGATTCTCTGGATTTCATCGTGGTTGTGCACCACGGCCGGCCCGAGCACCGGACGCGGAGGCTGTTTCTCTGTTCCCAACTCAAAATAGACCAAGTTCTGGTCGTTGGAGGCGACGACAGCCTCTGTCTGCCCGACTTCCTTCACGATGGAATCGCGCATGGAGCCGTCCCGTAGGCCTGGATCGTTGGGCGTATAGCCTTGCTGCACGCGGTCGGCCTGGGTGGATTCCGCCAACTGCGGCCAGGACGGGAATGGACCGACTGCCGACTGGTAGGTGCCGATTTCCTCCTTGGCCGTCTTCTGGATAGCTGTCGCAACCTCGGCCAGGCCTTTGTGGGCTGCCAGCGCAAGTGTGGCCTGCATGGTCAGCAGCTCTGTAGCCATGGCGCCCAGGCTCTTCAATTCCTTCATGGCTTCACCTTGTCGAAATCGCGTGTTTCAAAGTTGAACTGGCCTGCCCCCTCCTGCTCGGAGAAGATAATCTGCATGGCTGTCAATTCGGCCTTTGTCATCTGGAAATCAGCTTGGTCGACCTGGTTGATGCCGAATGCGGTATTGAAAGGAACCCCGTTTTTCACAAGCCAGCAACGGCCGCGAAAAACTGGGTCCCTGACTATTTTTTTACCTCTGCCACTTCCTGCTCTTCACCCTGCTGTTCTTCGGCCAGTTGGCGCAGACGTTCTGCGTCCGCCAGCAGCTTCTGCATGATCGCAGTGATACCCTCACGGCCAACCAGTTGGATGCGCGCTTCGATTTCCAGCGCGTTCTTCGGGGCCGGGCACTTTTCGCCGTCAATGGACAAGACCATCACGGCCGGATTGACGTAGCCGGCGACGTAGGCCGAGTTCATGGCCGCGTCACCCAACATGCGGATGATGCGGCTCTCGGTCACGATGTCGCGCGAACCGATCACCAGGCGACGGCCCAGCGAGTCGACCACCACGTCATCTGGAAGAACATCGGCTTGGTGGTCAGCAGCTTTCCGCGCAGATTGGTCAGCGCCATCCTGCGAGGTCTTGATGTTGTTGATCTTTGGCATTTTTAGACCTTGATACGGCGCGAGGCCATGAAGGACAGCTTTTGCTGGATGGTGTTGTCGCCAGCGCGTGCGCCAGCATCGTCGTACTTGAGCACAACGCCCACGTAACGGAACTGCGCCACCGATCCATCCGGATCCACGATGGTTTCGGTGATGGTGCAAGAACCGTCGTCGACGCCGTCGTAGTAGTTCTGTTCGGACAGGGCGAAATACGTGTCCACGTCGCTGCCGCGGCGCTCCAGGTCAATGGTGCCGGTCCAGCCGTTGTAGAAGCGAACCGGGCGGCTGATACCGTCGATGCCCTTGATCATCTTCTCCACCACCTCCTGCTTCGGGTGAAAATTGGTGATCAGGCCGAAGTCCAGCGGGCCGTTCGGCGAAATGATGTCCAGCGATACGTCGCGCCCGACGTTGAAGCCATTTTGCGGCATGTTTCTCTCCAGGTGGAAATGCAAAACCCCGCCGAAGCGGGGTCTTTATGTGGTTGGCGCGGCGATCAGGCGGCCGCTGCGGTGCTGGCGCGGGTCACGACAGGCTGGCCGCCCTGCATGTTGACAATCAGCTTCTCGGCGATGCTCAGATACCGGACGTTCAAATCGTCCTGCAGGTAGCCCAGGCCGATGCGGCTGATAGAGTTGTTAGTCAGGTCGCAGGTGTTGTCGAAGCTGTCGATCATGTTCTGGTCGATCAGGTTCTGCATGAAGGTGCTGACCGTGGCGTCGACCTGGCGGCGCAGCGGGTCATTCTTCTGCGTGGACTGCACGCGGCCGACGAACTTGCCCATGGCGCCGTTGAGCGTGTAGGCCAGGTAGTTGGTCATGCGGGTGTAGTTGTCGCCGTTGATCACCGGATTGCTGCTGGTGTTGTGGCCGATGCGCACGCCAAACATGCTGCCGGCCGGAATCGGGTTGGTGACCACATCGATGCCAGCCTGCGCCAGGGTCTGCAGCTCTGCATTGCTATATTGCAGGTTCTGCATGCTCTTCTGGGTGCCGACGATGCCGAACAGTTGCTTGTTCAGGCTGGACTGCTCGGGCGACAGGTTTGCCAGGCAGCCGGCCACGAAGCCCTGCGGCGAGACCAGGCGGGTCACGTTGTTCACGGTGTCCTGCCAGTAAATCCAGTCGCCGAAGAGCAACTTCATGGCGTAGCTGTCGATGCCGGCGGTGGCCTTGGCGGTGACTGCATTTGCGATGGTGTCGCCGGCCGGGCCCACGCCGATCATGTAGATACCCTCGAACAGGCCGAAGGCCACTTGCGTGGTCCAGCTGGTCGAGTCGTCGCAGTCGGCCAGCAGCGCGATGCTGGTGAAGGTGTTGCGCAGCGCGTACATGCCCTTGCGGGGGACGGTGTCCTGGCCCAGCAGGACCGAAGCGGTGATGGTGGTTGCGCCATCGGTGCCGCCGGTCAGGCTGACGGTCGCAGCAGTCGGCGCGGTGGTGCCGCTGCCGGCGGTGGCCACGATGATCTGCGACGGGCCGCGCAGGCCCGACTGGCCCAGGTTGATGGCGTTGGCAATGTTGGCCCACAGCGCAGCGCCGGTGCCGGTGATGTTGTCGAAGGTCTCGGGCTGCCGGTTCGGCATCGAGACGACAGCGCGCCAGGAGTTGGCAGCCGAGCCGGTCGAGAGCGTCACCTGGATGCCGTTGCCCAGCGTGCCGGTGTACTTCGAGGTGAAGGTGATGCAGTTGGTCTGCACCACGACGGAGGCGGCCACATCGGTACCATCGGTCACGCGCACGCACTTGAAGTTGTTGGCGCCCTGCAGCACGGCAGCGGCTACCTGCGTGCCCATGTCGTACTTGCGGTTCTGGACCGCGCCGAAGGCCTGCGAATAGCCTTGCATGTCGCCGATGGTGGTCGGCGCATTCACCGGTCCCCACTGGGCGGTACCGACGATGCCCAGGATGTTGGTGGGCAGGCCATTGATCAGGGTGTTCTGCGGCGGCAGGATCTGGACATAGATGTCCGGGACGATCAGGGCCGTGGTGTTGATCGAGCCCGCTTGGGAAACCGGCATTGGAGCCTCCGAAAAGAAAAAAGGCCGCGAATGGCGGCCTCAGAAACGAAAAAGGCCGCGCTGGGCGGCCCTTATGGGGATTGCTGGTGCTTACTTGCTGTCGGCGGTGTCGGTCGCCACGGCATTCTTGGTACCGGCGGCCTGCGCAGCGGTCGGCATGGCATCACCAGGCACGCTGACAACGAAATTGGCCTGTTCGCTGGCCAGGATCGCGTCGATGGCGGTCTTGTCGGTGATTTCTGCGCCTTGGGCATATCCGCCGAAGGCTTGGGTAGCAACGAGTTTCATGCGATGGTCCTCGTGAGGATGGTTACGTGGCAACACCGCCTACCAGAGAGGTCTGCGTGGCCACAATTTCGGTTCCGGTGGTGGTCTGCGTGGTCGTGAAATCAACCGCAAAAAGCACATGGCGGCGGTAGATGCGCTGTTTCTGCATGCTGTCGTCCTGCATGCTGCGGCTGTAGTGCAGCACGGCTGTCGATCCGTCCGTCAGCGCCGCGCGCGACAGCGGGCTCAGGGCCTGGTCAATGGCCTGGCCGAGAAGATCGCGCTGCGCGTGTCCATTGGCCCAGGCCGTCATCTGGAAGACCTTCTGCTGGCGGCGAATATCGCGCGTCATGGCCCCGGTGGTGCCGACCCGGGCGGCCAGCGTCTTGGCTGACGGCACTGTGACGGCCGCGCCGCTGGATGTCGCCGGCACATCTGCGCTGATTAGCATGGCCAGGGCGGAAGCCAGGCCCGAGAGCGTGCCGCCGTCCTGCGCCGCGACGATGTAGGCCGTGCCGTTGACCGTGATGGCGACGTTCTGGCCCGCGCTCACAGTCCCAGCGAGCGTCACCACCTGGCCGGAAACCGTGGCCGTGATGGTCGCGGCCGCCAGCGTGCCAGCCTGCCAATCGCGCTGCGTCAGCGGCAGCACTTTTTCCGTGTCCAGCGGGTAGATGCTGATGTAGCCCCAGCCGTCCTTCAACGCAGCATCCAGGTCTTCAGGCTGTGGCCAGCCGGCGAACACCTTGGCCTTGGAGTTGACCACGGGCGAGACCGGATTAGCGGTCCCGTTTGGGTAGAGATAGGCCGCGAGCTTGGCCACCAGCATGTTGCTGACGTCGGATAGGTCAGCCATCGCTGATTTCACCCTTCAACTCGACTACCGGCTGCGCGAAAGTGATTTTCGCCTCGCCCACGCGCCCCACGGCATCAATGCTCCACTCGATCCGGCTGATGGGCGCATCAATCTTCTGGCCGTCGAAATTGAAGACTTGGGTGCCTTCGGCCGTACCGTCGCTGATGATTTTGATGTTTTTCATGCGTGAAGCTCCGTGCAGGTCATGCGCCAGCCCATGTCCGTGGACTCAGCGCCCTGGACGGCATAGCGCCGGCCCAGGTCGTCAGTGAGGATGTCCGCCGCGGTGATCACGACCGAGGCCGGTACCGAAGGCGGCAGGATAATGCGCCAGCCGATCTGCTGCACACTGCTGGGAATTTCGCTCAGGTTGCGCTCGCGCTGGCCGAACTGCAGGATGCTCGCCGGCCAGCCGGTGTCAGCCACGGAGCCAGAGCCGCCCAGCAGGATGGTGTCATCCGCCGAGCCAGTCGGTCCGCCGTAATCGACCGCGCCAGCGCTGGCCGAGATCGAGGTGCGCGACAGGAACACCTTGCGGTTGCACTGCACCAGCTGGATGGGCAGGTGCAGCTGCTGGCTGGCGATGAAGAACGTGCCCTGCGGCCCGTCGAGGTAGTCGCCCACCTGCGTCTGGCTGGCGTCGAACAGGCCATACCAGACCGCAATGCCGTACTTGTTCGGCTTGCCGTAGGTCATGTCCTGCGCGTTGAAGCTGGCCTTCAGCGTCACGCCGGCCGTGGCCAGCGGGTTGCCGGTGCCGCTCGGGCGGTATTGGACGTTGTCCAGGCCCAGGCGCAGGGCTGCCTTTGCATACCCGCTGTAAATCTTGCTCTGGAGTTTCAGGGCGTCCATTACTTCTTCGCTTTCTTCCCGCTTTTCGCGGTCAGTTCCTCGTAGGCCTCCATCAGGCGCTGCGAGATTGATTGAATGGAATACGCCTCAAACTCCTTGCTTGGGCTGTCTTCGCCGATTTCGCGGCGGATGTTTTGCCAGATGTGAACAGCCTCATGGACAAGCAACGCATGAACCTGCTGGATCGTTTTGCCTTCGTGCGGCCCCATGGTAACAATGGCTGCCAGCGATCCGTCGCCCTTGACAAAGGTATGCAGCGTTGCGTTTGCGCCCTCAATGACCATCCCACCCCAGTCTTTGCGCGGGATGCCCATGGCTTTTTGCGTCTTCCGGAACTGCTTTTCGTCCAGGCATAAGCCTATGAAGTAAGGCGCTATCACCAGAGCATTGTCGACCCAGATCATGCGCGCTCCAGCTTGACCATGTTGCCGCCAGCGTTCAGACCGGGCCCGGGCTTGAACCCGATGAACCGGCACAGCTCCATCCGGATCCGGTTGTACAACGCGAAGCGGTCGGAGATTTCTGCCTTGTTGTGGTACCAGACGGCCGCCTGGTCGGTGTCCAGGTTCTCGCGGCTGCCGTAGACGTCGGTTTCCAGCTGCGCCAACTTGGTCAGGAAGTTCGTCGTCAAGACGTTCTCCTCGCTAGCCGTCAGCGAAGTGAGCCGCTGATACAGCGACATCGTGACCATCCCGAAGGATCCGTACACGATGTCGCTGTTCGCGGTGATGGGCATCGTGGTGCCCACTAGCTGGTAGCCCATGTAGCGCCGGATGTCTGTCATTTGGGCTTCTGTCAGCATCTCATTTCCTCGTTGGTATCACTGCCAGGGTGCTGGAATTACGTTCAGCGAGTCGGTGAAGATCCACCAGAACATCTGGTTTGGGTTGTTGCCGCTGCCGGTGGCTGTCGCCACGCACAAGTAGGAACGGTCCGCGCTGCTCAGCACACAGATCGAGCTGTTGCCGAGCGAATTTGTCGTATCGCTGAGCCGTGCCGGAGCCCGCAAGCTGTTCGCAGTGAGGCTTGCATCGGTGTTGAGCGAGCTGACATAGTCGAAATTGCCATTCCCACGGTCGTTGAACGAAACGATGCTCTTAGTTGCATCGCCTGCGCAGCGGATCAGCTTCGGCGTCACCTTGGCACCAGTGGCCGCGCCGATGGTGTTGGCGAACGCACTCCAGGCTGCGCCCCAGTTGGTGGACTTGATGGCGCGCAGCGGTGCACCGGCATCAAACCGGTAAAGCCCCATCACCGTTCCGGAGGCATCAAGGTTCAGGTAACCGCCCTCGGAGCCCACGTTGGTGCTCACTTGGCCAAAACCGGTCAGCGTGCCGTCGTAGGCCGTGCTGATGGCGGCCTTGTAGATGCCGGTCGGCGCTGCTGCCGCACCGTAGATGATGCTGTAGGTGCCGTCGCTGTTGGTGATGACCGACGACGGAATCACGTAGTTCGTGAAGCTGGCCACCACGGCGGCACTGAATGACTTGCCCACCAGGCCATCGGTGGACACCATCACGCAGTTGCGCGCGGTGGCCGTATTGGTCGGATCGCTGCGCAAGCGCTCGTGCGTGAACAGGAAAATCTTGCCGTTGATGACCCACGGCAGCGCCTCATAAACGCAATACGTTGCGTCTGTGTAGACCACTGCACGGTCGTTGTTGAAATCGCGGCTGGCAATATCAAACGTGCGGCAAACTACTTCTCCATAACCCGTCAGGTATTGGAACGTGTCAGCGCCTGTGCGGCAGTAGACATTGATCGTAGATGCCGAAACAGGGGCCAGCTTGTAGGAAATCTCGAATACCGGGTTGGTTACCCGCACCGATGTCGGGCCGCCCTTCACCACGGAAATCGAGGTGCCTGTGGGGTACGCGCGCGCCGTATACGTTTTGGCGTCAAGCGATGCCTTCACGGCTGCATGGATCGCGGAAATCATGCTCAGGCCCCGTATTCGGCCGTGAATTCCACGGCATAGCTGATGATGTAGTCACCGGTGGCCGCCGTCGCCAGGGTCAGATTCACGGCCAGCACCTGGTCAGCAGCGGTATCCACCGTCGAGAAGTTCGGCGTGCCGGTCAACGAGTTGTACGTGGCCGCGCGCGAGATCTGCGCATTCTGCACACCCATGTTTTGCGTGGTGTGCGCCGCCTCGGACATGATGTTAGAAGACGACAGCGTGAAGGTAGTGATCTGGCCGCCACCGATGGACATCGCTGCAACCTTCGAGTTGGCCGAGTTGTTCGACTGGAACAGCGCATATGCACGCACACGGCCATTCTTGCCCAGCGATCCGCCTGGCAGCGTGACATTCTGCGCCTGCACTGCAGAGGTCACTTGCGCGGTGACAGAGCCTGCGGTGGTGGAGAATGCCGTCGGCGATGCCGGAATAACAGGCGTGCCAGTGGTGTAAGTGTTGTTGTAGACGGTGCCGGCGCTGACACTGCTGAAGGTAGTGTAGTACCAGCCAGCTGGCACGCCGGTTGCGATGGCGTTGGCCGGGAAGTAGCAATATGCCGCCGTGATCGATGCCGACGGCAGGGTGATGGCGCTCAGCGCGCCGTTCGTGCCAAAGGTCCAGGACGACAGCAGAATGAACGGGATACCGGCTAGGAGCGCCGTGACCGGGCCTGCAGGCGTAGCGTTCTGGAAGGCGAAGGTGTCTGCAGCCGTTGCCACAGCAGTTATGAAGGTATTGCCTCCGGCGGTCGACCCCAAATTCGCAAACGTCACGCCCGAGCCGGCAGCCATCGAAACCTTGCCGGTACCCGCCTGCACGACGGTGCAAGCGAAACCTGCACCAAGACCAGACGGAATGGTAAGCGTGATGTTCGAGCTGCCAGAATAGACCAGCGTGGCGCCATTGTCCGAGAGCGCCAGCGAGCGCGAGCCCGAAAGAGTCACGGTAGACGAGCCACTGCCGCCACCGGTGGCAACATAGGTGCCGCCAGCCTTGGCATAGATCGAAGAGCCAGGGCGGACGTAGAGCGTCGAGTCAGGGCGGCCATCGGCATCCACGGGGGCAGACGATGCCACCACGATCTGCGGCAGGTTCAGTACGGCCGGCAAGGTAGATGCCTGGATAGAGCCGGTGGCGCACACGATGCGCACGCGGCGGGTGCCGGAGAACGGGCCAACCTGCAGCGGCACACCGGCGGCCAGAGCCCACGACTGCGAAGAATTGCCCAGCCCCAGCGAATTGTCGAGGAGATAGGCAGTGCCAGTACCGGCCGAATCCGGCAGGACATTGAGCGATTGGCCCTCGTCCAGCGTCACGGTCTGGTGGTTTCCGGCGGTGGTGGTCGTCGTGGTGGTCATGGTCTCTGGCCTTGTTGCGGGGTGCGGGTGTTACTGGGCGGGGGCGTTGGCTTTGTCGAGCAGCGCCTGCAGTTCGGCCTTGGTCGCGTTGGGCGGGAAGTCCACGTTCTTGGCGGTCAGGGCTGCCTGCAGTTCGGCCTTGGTGCTGCCGCCGGCGGGGGCGTCCAGCAGCTCATGCACTTCGGGGTTGAAGTCGCCCTTGTTGATCAGGACGAATTCGCCTTGATCTTCGGACCAGGGCTTGACCTTGATGGTCTCGACGGAGTCGCTCATGCGGTTTTCCTTCGCGGGAATAGGAGAAGAAAAAGCGCCCGGGACGGATGCCTCGGGCGCTTTTAGGTGCAGGCTTTATCAGCCCAGCAGCAGGGTCATGTGCTCGCGCTTGACGGCAGCAACACCCCACGCCAGGGCGACTTCCAGCTGGACTTGGCGGTACTGCGCGTACAC